CAATTGCAGAACCTAAAATGATTCGTTTCTTCTTTTTCATCTTACTTTTTGTTTGATAGGAATATCAATATAGTTTCTTTCAAACTTTTTACACTTTCAGTTGATTGTTTCAATGAACTATCTATATCTGAAAGAATTTCGTTTTCTAAATCTTCTACACGTTTACGATAATCCTCCTCGCTTTTCATCAATTTATTCAAGAAAATCCAACACAAATAACCCAGGCCCAAAACTGCAAACCCAAGGATACCATATTGCGTTAAACTTTCAAATATACCAAAAGACATAATAATTATTTTTTACGTTTTGATTTAGCTAAAAGTTCTTCTTTCAATCTATCTTTTTCTGCTAAATGTCTTTTAATGAATAACCATGCTACATAACCTAATGCTAATGCAGCTAATCCGATGGGTCCGTAATTTCCTAATTGATTAAATACTCCAAAGTCAGGTGTATTTGCTACTTGTGTTGTGTCCATATTAATTTAATTTTGTTATTGATTTTCTTTTGTAAGAACGAATACCAACCCACAATGCACCTGCGATAAGTAAACCTGCAAGTAAGTATGTTCCTTTTCGTTTTAAACCGCGATTGTATGCACGTTCATCAATCAAGGTGTATGTGAACTTGTTTCCGTAAAGTTCTTTGTGCTTACGCGCTAAATTCATAAAATCTTCAAAGTCTGCTGTCTTTTGAAATACCTGGCATCCTGCTGACCATTTATCAACATCTGATGAGTCAACTCCTGCCTTATGAATATTTATGCCAAATAACCCGGTTTCTTCTCTACCATTATTGAAATCTAGAATAGCATTTCTATCATAATCACGAATAACAGTAACTGGTTTTTTTTGAGTTAATGCATCGTACTTACCTCTATGTTTATCTATTGCATAAGAATCAACATATTGACCTTGTTTAAGAATTGCAGCACCTAAAGTACTTAATGGGTTTTTAAGGAAATATGTTCCTGGATCTGTTGTTGCGGTAAAATATTTACCTTCCCATTGCCCAGAATTATTTTTCCAAAAAACATAAATTAAATCATCAAACTTATTTGGTTGTGTCGAATTGTTACGCACACCAACAATGTTTAATTCATTAGGTCGCGTAAAAAGTTTATAACCTTTACTATTTAGTGTTGAAATTATCGCGCGAATACTTTTTGGTTCGATTTGCATAATGAAAGTTTATTTAATGCGCGGGATATTCGCTAGGTTTAGTGTATTTATAGAAGTATTGTCTTATGTATGGGCTTTTGTTCACGAAATCCAAAGTCAATGTATAATCATCTGCGCCTTTAACCCATTTTTTCATAGCTTCAACTTGTCCTTTTGCTCTTGAATCTGCATTACTTCCAGTAGATCCAACAGTTGACATACCAACATAAGCTTTACCATCTTTACTAGGTCCTATTGTTGCTTCCCAATCTACTTTGTATAATTTTCCATCAATAACTATTTTTAAATCTAATAAATCTGGATTAACCCCAGTTTTATATAATTCTCTTAATTTAGCATTGATAGCAGTAGACATTCTACCTCCAAAACCATCAGATTTTCTTTTCTCAAATGAATGTAATGCATCTTGTCTGTTTGGTGTGTTTTGAGGAACTGTATAAGAACCTTTAACAACGAATGTTGAAGAATTAAATTTATTTCGTAATTTATAAATTACAAAAACAATTAAAGAAACTACCGCTGCTCCTATAATGAATTTACTTTGTTTTTCAGTAATGTTTTTCATTATCTACGCGTTTGTAATAATATCTGGTCAAGTTTATCATCCATTTTTGATACATCACCTTCTAACTTCATAATTTTTTCCTCCAGTGTTTTAACTTCAAATTGTGATACACCTTTGAAAACATCAACCGCTTGAATATCATTCTTGATTATATTCACATCTTGTTTAACCTCTTTTATATCTTTCGTGTGTTCATCCAAAGTTTCTGATGTATTATAATAAAAACCATATCCAACAGACATTGCGCAAATAACTGCAACTATTCCACTAATAAAATTTGTGTATTGTGTTGCTTTTTTGATGTGACTTTCTAATTCAAGATTTTCTGTATTCATATAAATTAATTTAAACACAAAATGCGTACACAACATTGTTGGTACGCACTCAGATATTATTTAGTTGTTTGTTTTACCATGTATTAATCACCCAAAACTTCTGATAGAGGTATTTCTCTAACTAGTTTTGGACCTTTTTCTTCTAGTTTGTAAACCCAGAACCTCATTGTAAACGTTTCATCAACCGGTTTAATCATGATAAACAAATCTTTGTGTGTACAATTTAATTCCTCTGATAACTTCTCTAATGTAGTTTGAATTGTGTCGTGAGTGATTTGCTCTTTATCAATTAAACTACCTAATAAATTTCCTAACATACTGATTGATTTTTATATTGAATATTATTTTTTACCTAAAATAGCAGGTACCCCTTGTGTCCATTCATACGGATAAGGTACAGGAATTGTGAAGATACCTAACTTAATTTTAAATGTTGAATCCATTTTTATTTTTAACTTCTGAGGCGATGTTAATGCTGTGATTAAATTGCCTTGAAATTTCGCATATAAATCTTTTGGATTTACAGTAATTGTCAATGGAATATCTGAAACTGCATTTGCTTTTAAAACAACAGGCACATCACTTTTGATTTGAGTAATGAACTTACCATCAACATAAATATCATATTTTTGACCAACAAGATTAATGTCTATGTCTGTATTATTTTCATAGGCATAAACAATATCAAAAGTAACAGCATCTAAACTGGCTTTTTTAATCAAAAACGACTTAACCTTGTAAGTGTTTTTCATCAACTTGTTATATTGTTTCTTTAACCACAATGCAGTACTTATTGTAACACCAACTGTTGCCAATAATAAAACGTACTTTAAATTCTTGTTCAATTTCATATTAATCAAAATTATCAATTTATATCATGCCTATTTATTTTTTAATGTTATGTTGTAAAATTACGAGTTTTTCTTGTAATTAAACTTTTCAAAATACCATTTGTACGTATCATATAACCAATTACATATATCAACGCCTAAAACGTGTTTAAAATCGGGTTGATTAAGTGTTAACGAAGGTCTGATTGTGTGTAAATCAGCAGTCAAACCATAAACCTCATCATCCTCCTTTGTAATCTGTTGAATATTATCAAAATCATGCTCAAATTGTGGCAATCCTAAATAGTCATACACTCTACGCATCTCAAATTCTGGGTTCAAACACAAATCTTCATAACGAATAAAAAGAACTTTTGAATCTTGACCTAAACGAATCATTTCTTGAATTCTTTCTACTGCACGACCAATTGTATTTGTTGCAGCCATCCATTCATCCACACGTTTGTGAACGATTGTACCACGTCCTGTCGAATCATCTCGAATTGGGTCGTGTTTCAATGGGTTTTTTCTATAAATCTTTTCATAAGAAGAAACAACAGAACGTAAATCGCGAACTAAACAGATTACTTTTGGATCTGGATAAAACGATTCTAAGAAAGGTCGGTAAACTCCCCAACCTCTACTCTTGTCCATTACATACTTCTTATCGGTAATTCCGTTGAAATACCCTTCCATCCCTTGTTTACAGAAATTAATGAATCCTTGTTCCATCAATTGTGCATCTTGAGCTTTAAACTCAGGAGATGTTGTAAAATTTGCTCTCGCCCCAAATACCAATTCCAACATACCAGATGTCGGAGTAACGTAGAAATCAGGATTTTGTCCTATGATATTTTGGAAAATAGTACTACCACTCCTTGGCATACTACTTTGAAAATATATTTTATCAATCATTATTGTGCTTTTACAGCTTCAATGATTTCTTCTACGTTGAATATTTCTTTCTCATCATTATAAGGAAACTCCAACAAGTTACCAGCGATGTTGTATTTTGAGAATACAGCTTGCTTCAACTCAGGTGTTGCAGTTTCTTTATTTGCTTGAATGTTAGTGTTATTCTCATAACCAAAAACACTAGGTTTATTACCAATCCAACAAACAACAGAATCAAGATCCAATGCTTTCGCAACGTGTTGTGCAAAAGAGTCAATTAGAAGACGTTTTGAAGACAATTGAAGTAATACTACTAATGCACGAAAATCTGACGTTACAGGCGTTGTATCATTCAATGGCAATTGGTCTTCTCTACGAATATGAACTACATTGTATTCTTCTTTAAATGCGTTTACAACTTCCTGAGCTGTTTGATTTGGAATATCACGCATCCATGAATACTTAATTTGTTGGTCAGATCCACCTCCGTTTGTATGAATAACGAATAATGGTTTGTCTGATTGAAATTGTTGGGAATAAAAATTAATTTCTCTATTTGTTAAATACAATTTAGGTTCTTCACCGTTATATTCAACACCAAACATTTCACACCATGTTTTGATTAAGTGACACTCTTGTTGAATGTGACTTGTTTCTAAATACGGATTATGTAAGAATGTTTTTACTTTTTTACCTTCAATGAAATCCTGGTAAAAGTAATTAAGGTTATTATGTGAAAGACATTTATCTACATGTGGATTACACAAGAAAACTTCTGGATAAGAAGTAATAACGATTAATTGGTCTTTTGGGTATTGTTTTTTAATCGCCTCGCATACAGCAGTTGCCATAATTGATTTACCAATACCACCATCAATTTGAAAAATTACATTTGTTTGCATACTTATTTGTTTTTTGAATTATTAAATATTTGCTGTTTCTTCTACTACAACTGGTTCAACATAAGCTTGAACTTCAGCTACTAATGCATCAATCAATGTTGCGTTTAATTCAGTATATTCAGTTCTCCAACCTTCCACTCCTTGTTGACCTGATTGCCAATCAGCAAATATGTGGTTAAAGATGTTTATCGCATGGTATTGTTCCGTTGCTGTATTACCTTCTGGTTTAAAAGAATAAACGTTATCAACTACTGGTTGAAGTGTTGTTAAAACTGATGAAGGAACTTTTTTGTTAAAATCTGTTCCAATTAATTGAGTTTCTCCATATCCGAAAATATGTAATGTACTCCAAGTTGTTTCTGTTGCCATTTTTATGTTTTTATTTTATTTGTTAAAATTAATTATTATTTTTCATTTATGGTACAATTTGTAATGCACCACCAC